AGGGAAATCCCGGGCGCGCCCTGGTCATCCTGTAGCCCAGTCGAGCTTCAAAATTATTTGGCGGAAATCGGGGAGTTTGGGAGTTTGGCGGAAGACGCCCGGGCGCCCGGTGCGGGCACTGGCCCCTGTCGGCCGTCCACCGAAAGTTGCGTATTAACGGGAGTTTGGGAGTTTAAGGAGTTTGTGCAGCTCCAGGGATGACATGGGCCCTTCGTACAATGCCCCGGGCACGGAGTCATAGTCCTTATCTCGGAGTTCTTGGAGTTTCGCACTTGAGAAAAGCTTTACGGTCCTACGACCGGGATCACTTACTAGAGTATAAACTGGTGCTCCTGACATCATATGAATAGTATTCCACGCCAGTTGCAGAGGTGAAACTAGCACTCTTCCAATCCCCTTTTTATTACGCCTCACAATTTTTAATTCTAAAGTAAAAAAACCTGTATCCTTATGAAACATAACACAATCCGGAAATCCAGGAGTAGCGTAGCTCTCAATCCTCGATGCTAGATAATGTTCATCACCATCTACCAATAATTTCTTTAAATTCTTCCAAAAGTTGGTCTCCGGTTTTACGGTCATACTTCCTTTTGCTCTTCACTACTCTCTTTTTCCACTTCGGTGACGTCCTTAATTCCTTCGCCATTGGATTTCTCTTCGACCGAAAGGACAGTTTGATTACCTTCTTTTTTGAATTTTCCATCTAATCCTAATTCCTTTAATTGTTTGAGAACATCATCCCTTGACATGTCATCAATGGATCCAGTTCTTATCTCTTTTCTTTCAATATACAATCCAGCAGCCTGTCCACGCAGCCTCTCGGCGTTGACAGCCGCACTGTATGATTTCTCACCTAATGCTCTCTCCCGGAGTCTTGCCAACTCCTGGACGTGCTTATTCATTTGTACTCTGTGTGTATCTGCAATCTCCTCTCTTCTCTTCATGACTGCCGCCGTGACACGGGGAAATTTCTTTATATTTAACAGTTCAGAGGCTGTGACGTGTGCACGGTCAACATTATATCCAGCCTGTCTGGCACACGCAGTTGGTGTCATTCTGCCTTCATTATCCGTATATATTTCAACAAAAACCCTTTGTTTCTCAGTCAATCCGTCATTTCCCTTTGGATATTTAAGGGACATATCCCTCTTCTTGGAAGGTATTGCCAAGGTATTGCGAGTAAGCTGTTTTTTAATCTTGTCTAACTTATTGTTTATATTGACTTTTTCAGTCATTTTGACCTCTTTTTCACTGTTTTTTACTCGATTTGTCAAGACCCGCAATACCTCCGCAATACCCTGATTCTCCATATGGGATAAGGGATAGCGGGCAACGGTATTGAAGTATTGCCGATTCCCCGGTATTTAAAAAACTTTTTTTCATTTCCCGGGCACGCGCGTAATACCAATTTTACTCCCCTTCGGAGTTATCATGATTGACCTCCAGGAATATGGTAATAACCTGACATATCCGCGCTTTTTGAGTGCATGTATGAGGGTATGTATACGACTTTTCGAACGATAGTTCAAGAGCTGTTTCATCTCCTCATAAGAGGGTGAATAGCCGTTCTGGTCTATGAAATTGGCTAAAAACCTGAGAAATTTCACCTGTTTAGGTGTCAGTCCGAACTCCTTCACCGCAATACCCCCCGCAATACCATCATCTTGTCTCCCTGTACCCCTTGGCGTTGGGGTGTGGCTTCATGTCCTCTTGAACATGGGAACTCATTTCCGAATACCCCCATTCCTCCATGGTCTCCGGAGTTATTGAATCACGCAGATCTTTTTTCATCCGCACTTCCTCATCACTGAGTGGGATCCGCACTGGAGCCTTCTCATTATACTTATATCCCGTAAGGGGGGCCCACGTGAAGAGGAGATTTGTATCCTTCCACTTTCCGTTGATGAAAGCGGAAGCCTCCTCATCAGTCTTGAACTCTTTTACGATTTTTTCCTTTAGGGTTTGTTTTTCCCATAAGTTGAATTCGTACATTTTCATACTCTTTTCCTTTATCCAAATACCAAATTTTGTTCACCCAGCTTCTGGGGATTGAACAGAATCTTCCGCCGTCCAATTCTTTCTTATCCGCACCTTCCCAGCAGATGCTGCCCATGATGACAATCTTTTCCTTGTCCTCGTGAACGATCCATCCGACGTCATAAACCTGCGCCAACTCGTGCTTAAGCACCTGGGCGATGGGCGTCCATCCGCCCTCGCCGTCCTGCGCGTCAAGCCAGTGTATCACCGCCAACCTCGCCTTACTCGGCGAAAATGTCGGCTTCTTCGCTTGTTTCCTTGATCCCGTTTTCATCCGTTGATTCCTTCTCTATGTTCCTGTGTCCGTCCGTGATGACCTGCATGATTTCCGTCGCCGTCTGCAGGCGCACCTCGTAGTCCTGGAACACGACGATCCAAAATGATGTCTGTCCACCGCTCATGGTGGTCACGTCGCCCCTCCTGAAGTTTTCCACTGTCTTGCGGTAGCCTCGGGACAGGTGTTCGAGCATTTTGGACTTGAATAGAATGTCAGATGTATGGTCCTCAAAACCCAGCTGCCACGCCGGCTTCTCCATCAACTCCGTACTGGGGTTGACCTTGCCGTCAGGCAGTTGGGATATGGTAACGATCGTCTTCGTCATTAGTTCACCTTATTCCTTTTGTTCCAATTCATGTTCACTCGGTCGTAAGTCTCCTGCACGACGGTCTCGTCAAATCCCGCCAGTGCGGCGTCCTTCTTCATCTCCTCCGTGCGCTTGATGAACTCCTCTATGATACCCAGCACGATGTGGATTCCAAGAGGCTGTCCATAAACGGTGACGGCGGAGATCTTTCCCACTAACGCGGGAAACTCTATGTCGGCATTCTCAGCCTTCCTGAGAATTTTATTTATCTCTTCGTTTACTTTTAATAATTCCTTTATCACGTATCCTTATTCCTCTCGTTGTCGCTTCCTTGCTTATCATGTGCATCATCTCCTGTCCCGGTCCGCGATGCTTCGTCAACCCCATCCGCACCAACGCGTCATAATAGGGGATCTTAATCGCCACTGATTTGTATTTAGTCGTGTCAACCATTCTTCCTCTCAAATTGTCCTTTTCCCTTGCGGTGCTTCGTGAATTGAGGAAGATGGGGCTTTAGCCGCCCCATTCCATGGGACCGAAAAGAAACACGCTTGGTGTACCTATTCGTCAATTTTCCCCTAGACATTACTAGTAGCTCTCACTGTCCCAGCTTGCCTCGTCAATGATGTCATTGATCCTCTCAACGATCTCATTCTCCTTCTCGTGCAGCTTCTCCAGCTTGTCAAGTTCCTTCCTGATCTTGTCAAGCGGACTCGCTTTCTTCTTTTTAGCTTTCGCTTTTTTCTTTACCATTTTTACCTCCTATGGTTAATTCAACTTCTCATTCATCTCTTTCTGATTTTATTCATTCTCATGATCTCATCGCGGAAGTCACCGTACCTGTAACCAGGCTCGTCGATCTCCTCGACCATGAGAATTTTCTTTCCGTCCTTGTCAACTTTCTCACTCGTGCGCGCACGAATGAATGAATTTTTCTTCAATCGAATGAATGAATTTTTCTTCAATGATTTCAGTGACTTCTTCATTTCATGTACGTCCAGAACAGCAGGATGAATCCCGCCGCTATGATGGCGATATATGTCATCAGGGTCATGTCCATCACAAGCCCATCCACGCGCTGTACACCCAGACCAAGACATGGAACGCTATCCATATCTTGATTGGGATCACGAGCAACCAGAACAGCGACCAGATCATTTACTTACACCGTTAATCACTTTTGCAAGTGTCCCGATGCGGACTTTCTCCACTTCCTTTGGTGTGAGAGCATTTTTCCTTATCGCTATGTATTCATAATCCAAGTTACCGTGCTTTTTTTGAACGAGGGTGACGAGGTTGTCGTCGCAGGCGTTCATTACCTGCCTGCGAAACTTGTCCACGCGCACCCTGTCGTTCGTCGGCGCGATCCTCTGGATTGTAGGATCCACGATATACCCACGGTAGTAGGATAACTTTTCTCCCTTTCTGGACTTGTTGATCCAGTTTTGGAATGCCTTGAAACTCATCATGTCTCTAACCGAAGCGTCTATTGAATCTTTTGATAACATTTCTAACTTTCTCTCTCTCTTTTATGGCTATGTCCAATAACTTCAACGCAAAATCGGTATCTTTATTGGCATACTTGTGCGCCCATGTGATTGTTGATGTCATGCTCCCGCACATGCTCGGATAGCACATGTACGCTTTCTTGCTGTTGGAATACTTACTTATATTTATAAAACCTCTTACGATCATATTTCCCCTTTGATCATTCTCAATATGAAATTAAAAACTTTATTCCCTGATCCCATTTTTCTCCTGTTTGACTCGCACGTAATCTTGATCTCTTTGACCAGGTTTATTAGTTGTTCCTTGCTCATGTTGTCCAGTCTATCATTTATGTTCATAATCTTTTGCTCTTTTCAG